TTGCGCTGGAGCATAACCGCCTGGAGTTTGCATACCAGCCGCTTCGTTGTATGAAGAAGTCTGTAAGCTTGATGGGCCCGCGAAGTATTTAGTTGGGTCTGTTGAATATGGTTGGTATTCGCGGAAACCAGTTATCTTGTCGCCTTCAGTTTGAAATAGCTGGCGCTGACCAGCCTCAAGCATGTTCTCAACATAGGGACGCGCGTACTCAGGTACGTTTGTGTTTACGTTTGTTGTTTGTGTTGGTTGACCACCACCGCCACCACCGCCAGTAAATGGGGTGCGTCTACCTTCCCATGTCCAACCGCTGTGCTTAGATTTTAAAATGCTCATAATTTGGTTTCCATAATAACGTGGCGTTCTTCCATACCAACCTGTTTGTACAGTCTAGCAGCTGATTCTCTAGCGGCACATTGGACTCTTGTAGCGCCGTTAGCTTTTAATATTTGACAAACCTGCCCATAAACATCTTCGTTAACAATTGCTTTACCGGCCATAGCGGTTATAAAACCTACACGATAGTTTGGCATATTGTAAAAGTTTATTGAAGCCGTGCCATGTATTTTATTTTCTTCATCAACCGCTACAAGAAGCAACCAACTACCGCTGGCTAAACAAGCTTTAATCTGCTCTAGTGTGTAATCGCCGGCATCATATTTATTTGCTTTTTCAAACAGTTCTTCCACCAACGGCCATGTCTGATGTACCGCATTTGGCGAGACAGGAAGCACTGTTAATTTCATGCAGGCATGTACTTATCTGTTTTAACAGCAGGCGCTTGTTTCTTTTTACCTGTGCGAGCAACGCGTACTTTGTCCATCATGGCGTATAAGCGTTTGGCACCTGCGTCAGAAGAACCGTTGCCTAAATGAGACACAACGTCTGCTGGAACTACAAACTCACCGTCAGCTAGCCGCGCTGGCTGTTTACCGTTAATTGTTGCTGGGATGCTGTCAGACATGCCGTCGCCATCACCTTTTAAGTAACGACCTTTAGCGGCATTGATAACACCCATGTCTTCTACACTGCGCTTAGGTAGCGCTACATTACCGCGCATCTGTGCCATGGCACGTGCATTATTTAGTTCTGCTAAACCAGCCTCAAGTGGGTCCATGGCGGCAACTTTAGCTGCGCTTGTACGAGTAGCTTTTTTAGGCATACCACCTGCGGCAAACTGGGCAACATCTCCACCAGCAGTCATCATGGCACCATATCCATCACGCGCGCCTTGCAGAGCGGCTAAACCACCATTAGGCATGTCTTGGAAACCAACAGTACCACCTTGTGCATAACCGCCGTAGCCTAAGCCGCGTGGGGTGTAGTATGGATTTGGTCTTTGCGGTGTGTAACCACGGAAATTTTCAGCAAGTGCTAATTCAGGGTATCTACGTTCGTAGTCGTCTCCAGCTGGGACATTGTTCTTAGGCTCTAAAGCACCTGATACTAACGGAGCGGCCAAGCCAACTGCAGAACCTGTTGGCATTGCGTTATATATTGCTGTTGGGCCTGCTTTTAGACCAGCGCCAACTGTTTGCATGCCTGAAGCGCCTGCAGTAGCGTTTTGTGCGCCCGCTGCGCGAACTACGTCTGTAGGGTTATACGCGCCTGAAGCTAGTGTGTCGTTATACGCTTGAAGCTGTGAAGCATTTAAATTAGGTAAGTTTTGTGCACCAATAAAGTTTTGTGCGCCAGCAGAAGTATTAGCGGCATTTGCAGTTTTTAATACATCAGCAGGATTATATGCACCAGAATTAGAAACGCTTTGAAGTCCTTGTAACTGTTCAGCGCTTAAGTTACCTAGTTGGTCAGCGCTTAATGTGTTTGCCTGTGCCCCTAATTGATTTACTGCTGACTGACCCCCGGCTTCGGCGATAGAAGAAGTTCCAGCCGCGCCAATACCGCTAGCTAAACCAGCACCACCATAAGCACCTAAGCCAGCCATAAGGCCTTTACTAATATCGCCTGTACGAGCAGCTTCAAAACCACCGTAACCTAAGCCAATCATCCATGGAGCAGCTGCGCCACCAGTGGCAGCAGTCAAACCAGCGCCCACAATCATAGGCATAATGTTTTTAAGGAAACCCGCTTCTACAAGGCCTGTATCAGGGTTAATCGTCAATGAGCCGCCGTGGGCTTTAGCAATAGCTTGCAGACCCTTAACTTCGCTAGGGGTAACGTGCATAAGCATGGTGTCATCACCACGCCCTTTTTTCTGAATTTCAGTAGCTAGTTTTTGTAGGCTCATTTATGCCCCGCTGGGTTAATTATGTTGAAGTTTATCATTAGTAAAGCGCAGATACAAACGTTATTGAACCAATAGCAGACGGAGTTGCTGGGTACGCCATTGGGGTTGTTTGTGCTGCTTGTCCGTACATATAGACGCCTGTAGTGCCGCCAGATGTTGCTGCTAAGTCTGTACCCCACCATAAACCAACTGAATCGCCTGCATTTAAAGAAAACACGACCTCAGAGTAGCCTGCTACATAAGTGGGGACACCGGCACTTTTACGTGCTGGAACGGTAAAAATAGTGGTTGAATTGGCTATATCAGCCGCTGCTGTAGAGCCGTTAACTCTTAACCAAACGATGGCATCATGTGCTGAATTGTTGTTATTAGCGAACTGTAGGCTGTAAGTAATTTTATAAATGCCAGGGAACTCTGCTGTCGCTGTGTAGTTTGGGTTTAGCGTAAAGTTATTACCTAAAGTCGTGGTATTCCACAGCACAATGGTCGGCGTGTTGTTGCCCGTTGCATATTGATTAACTGTCTCAGAGGCTTCAATAAATGGGAACTTTAGGTAAGCACCCCCGGTCTCTGCAATAAATTGTTGAGAAAAGTTATCAATCGTATTGAAGTAAAGACGTAAAACGTTGTTCAGCTGCTCTTGATACCGAGTCTCATACTGCGCTGGCGCAACCAGCAGGTTAGGCGCTTTTGGCGGGATTAATACACCAATTTTATTTGCCATTACCTACGCCCATCATTTCTAATATCGATACGAGGCGCGCCCAACTGCCATGCGGTGCCTAAGTCAGCAGACTCAATACGGAACGCCATTTGACGACCGCGGATGCGGGTATAGACCTGACCAGTAAACTGCTCAACAGGGTAGGCTTGTGTTCTTACAACCGTTTCAGCGTTTGGTGTGCCATAGTTTGTGCCTGAGTTTGTTCTTGGCTTGACCACCATTGTGCAGCTAGGATTAGTAGCTGAAGACCCTGCAAACGTCACGTCGGGAAGAATACGCCACACAAACCCAAAGTTGTGCCCGTCTCCGATGTCAAAGTCAGACGACTGAATATATGCGTCAATAGCTACAGGGGCTGGACCCGCCACGTCATCCACGCCAACTTCATGGTACACAATACGGTTGTTGTAGTCAGCGCCCATCGGGAACTCACGAATACCTGAATCAAGCCAAGCGGTACGACCCATAGTGCCGTAATACCACACACGGTCTAAGTAGTTGTACACCACATAGCTATCTACCACGCTTGAGTTTGTAGATGGGTAGAACCACCAAATCTCAGAATACTGCTCGTTAGAACCAGCAAAACACTGCCACGCTTGGTCAGCATTTAAATTCTGGAACACGAACTGACGCAAGGAGCAAGGCAAAGTTTCAACACGACCAGAGTACATGAAGAACTTATCTTTACCCATCCAGTAAGTCACGTTGTTAACTGTGATAGCCGCATTTGGCGACATGATGGATATGTTGTCCTGCAACAAAGTAAAGCCCCAAACATATGGCGGTCCTAAATACTGCATAGAGAATATGGCTGCATCAGTCCAAACGAGAATCTCTTGACGAGTATTCTTAGCGCACATAATGTAAGAGCCATTAGTTAAACGCTGCTCACCAGACTGATTAAGTGCTGTTGGTACCCAGTCGTATGGGTTTTCTTGGTCAGACCAACGAACTAGTAGGGGGTCAAAAGGCGTTTCGGCATCAAGTGGATCATATGCGTTTGCACCAAACGCAATAACGAAGCGCTGTACTGAAGAGGCAATAATCTGGTTTGTAGCATTAGGTACAAAGTCACCATCAAACCCAGCGTTGTCAGCTGCATCAGATAACGGAATAGAGCGCGCTGCCACACCTGTTGTAGCATCCCAGTAGTACATAGCACCGCCACGAGGGGCAATGATTAAGTCTTCACCAAAGTTGTCGTTAGTCCACAAGCGCAACTGCTGACCGATACCTGATGTGTAGCCTGAACCCCAAGTGCCGCGAGACCAAGGACCTGCACCCCAGCCAGTACCGATTGTGTAAACGTTTAGTCCTGAATGCTCAAGGAACTGCACAGTGATTACGCCACCGCCTGTTAATACTTCAGAGGTAGAAAAGTCAGTTGTAGTGAAGTAACAAATACCGCTGGATACCTCAAATACTTGATGTTCTTTGTTTATTGCACCGGCAGATATACCGCCAAAGCTTGTAGCGCCACTAATAATGATGAAGTCGTTGTTATCGGCAAGGTTTGAAATATCTGTAAAAGTAATAGTGGCGCAGCCTACGTTAGCGCCTGTGTTGTGTGTGGCTGCTGTTGTGCTGTTATACCCGCGAACTAAACCTAATAGTACGTTGCCTGATTTGGAA